GCCGACTTCATCAGAGCTGGATTGAAGTCCATACAGATGAAACTTACTGAGTGACCAGCTTGACGGAGACGTTCTGCAAGCTCCATTTCCATGGTCGCTGCTCCACATCCAAGGCTTAGGACGCGAACCGGGCGACCCTTTCTATGGCACGCCTCAAGAATGTGATCGAAGTAGAAGGACTCCGGTGTTTCGACCCCGAACTCCTTTGCCATTGGCGACAGATAGAGGCCAGACCAATAGTTGAAAATCGGCGGCAATGTATCGGACTGATGCTGCGGCGTTAGCGTGAAGGCAATTTTCTCTGCGAATGCTCTCATCTTTTGGTGGATTCGCTCGGGCAGGATGCGTCTCGAGGCAGATATCACCTTTTTCCCCATAGCACGATGACGGTAAACCAGCTTTCCTAGCGGCATGTATTACTCCAAGTGTCACAATTTTCGGCTCCAAGGCCGCACAAATTTTAGCAGCGCTTAAGTGGAAGGTGAATTTTTGATCACAGCCCAGCGTCTGGCATCCTCATCCCATGTGGCTTTCAAATGACTCCCACGCGGAGGCGCCACCGTGGTCAATTCGGGCGGAAGTGGATCACCAACTGGTAGCGGATCAACCGGCATGGCTGTCGCTTTCTCCCACAACGCATGCTGGCTGTAGTCATGTACCGCACGCCAGCAGTTGGCTGCCTCATCCCATTGATTGCGCTTGTAGTCGGTCACAGTGAATGCAATCGGCTGCGAAGTCGTGACGCCATCGGGTAGCCGATCACCGAGCCCCAACACGTTCGGCACCGGACGCGCGGTGTCTTTGGCGTACAGCATGACGTTGCGATAGTCGGGGACGATTTCCCAGGCGTCCAGCGATTCTGTTAAGCGAAAACGCTGGAACAGCGCAGCGCTGCCTTCCGGCGCGAAATCCATCGTCGAAGGCGGTAGAGGATACGTTCCCTCCATTGGAGATAGAAATACCTCGATAGTGCCGATCAGTTCGCGGGTCGCGGGGTCGTAGGAATAGGCGGGGCGTGATGTAGGCAATTTTCGATAGGTCACTTTGGGGTCCTTGATCAATAGGCGATGCAATACAGCATGCGGAGACCGGCCGGCAGGTTGTCGCCGCCGCCCGTGCTGTTGACAGTGATGGCGTGATCGTGCGCCCCCGCACCGCGATTATCGAGGCCGTGCGCATGATCGCCGACAGCGGCAACGCCGATATCATGGGCGTGGTGGCCGACACCGTTCATGCCGATGTTGTGACCATGATTGCCAGCACCGTCGGTGTTGAAGCTGTGGCCATGGTGTCCAGAAACGTTGGTTGGCATGTCTATTAGGCCGCCCGGGACGGTCATCGACATTGAAGCGCCACCGCCATTAGCCAGGCTGACAGGTCCGTTGTTCTTGAATGTCGTGGCATGCTGGTGATCGCCGGCCCCGGCAGTGTTTCCCGAGTGACCATGCCAGCCCTGTTCGTCTGTCCATGCGCCGTGGCTGTGGTCGCCCGCCGCACCGCTACTGGCGGCATGAGTATGGCCACCGGCCCCATAAACGCCGATATGGTGGACGTGATCGCCTACGGCGGCGGCGCTTGCCGTGTGCGTATGCGCAATTGCTTGGCCAGCCGTGTAACTGCTCACCTGGGACTGCACTGCGGCATGGACGACAGTGGTGCCATCCTTTACGTCCGGCAGGTTGAACGTCGTGCTGCCATCGCCAACGCCGTAATCGACGCCGATCGCCGCAAACAGTGCGGCATATTGCGTTCTAGAGACCGCGGTGCCGTTACAGATCAGCGTACCGGCCAGCGCCGACTTGCCGGCCGTCACGACAATCTGCCCAGGTTGGTAGCGGGAAGCCTGCAGTGCCTCCGGTGTGATTACACTGAGCTTGTCGGTGCCAGCCCGAGCCTCGGCCAATGTGGACAGCCGGACCACGCCAACGGCAGTGGTCGTGGCCTGATTGAGATTGAAATTGGTATCGCCGAAACTAAGGCTGGCTGCGTTGATGTCGGCGAACATCACGTCCACGGCCATCAACAGGGCGGCCTGCTCGAACGGTGTAGGCATCCGTGGTGCTGTCGCGCACCGTGACGTGGATCGTATCCGGCGCAGTCGCGCCGCCGCTGATGGTTTCGATGCGCTTGGACTCGCCAGGCAAAGAAGTCATCTCCGGTGATGGGGTGAACGCCTGTGCGGTAACACCGATCGCGCCTACCCGCACCGGAGCCGTGCCGTTGTTCTCCGCGTTGATGATGGCCTCGCGACCGGCTTGGGTGATGGTGATGATCAAAGCCATTAAATAGTCTCGAATTGCAGGCGTGCGAGTACGCAGGGACGAAGCGCGGCCTTGGTGCCGACCTCCCCAGAAAAATCGACGGCTTGGATGAAGGTAAAGTGGCTGCGTACCGGTTTGGTCCGGTTGACCTCGGCGATGACTTCTTCGACGAAGCGCGACGACCCGCCGGAATCGCCCTGGCCGGAAAGCGTCACGGTCAACTTGAAGGTATGCGCTGGCGCCGGCGGGTCTTCCTGCCACCATTCGACGATCTCAACGTTGCCGCCGAAGCTTTCCACCACGTCACGGACACTTTTGGCGGTACCTTTGATCTGCTGAATCGGGATGACGCTGGCGACGCGCGTACGTCGGATGTGCAGCGGCCAGTCACTGTTCCAAGTGTCGACGGATAAACCCCACGCCAACCATGGCAACACATTCTCTGGACAGGTGGCCGGATTCCATAGGTCGGTTAAAGGGGTCGGGATATCACCGATGCGGGCCCCGACCTTCACTAAATTGTGTTCCAGCCGCGTGGCATTGGGCGGCAGCAGCGAGTCGCGCCCGATCCAATACAATTGGCCGTCCCAAGACAAACGCGCTTGCTTTGCAAGGGGTGCTGGCAGCGTGACGATGACTGTGTCGGTCAGCGTGTAGTCGATCACTTCGGCAGGTGCGGCGGTGGTGGCGATGATCGCGCCGACATCTCCGGGCAAGTAGACGCCGGCGAAGGCGTACTCGATGGCATCATCTATTTGGTGGCCCACCAGATAGACGACATAGGCGCCGGCATCGCGGAAGGGCGCCGTATGGGCCACCAGTTGCCACTGTGTTCCCAACGTCACGCGAGTGATGGGAACGCTGCCGTTTTCAAGACCGACACGAACTAGCTCGCCCCCGTGAACGCCACGCATCCAAATTAGAAAGGTGTATTCCCGGCCAACGACAAGGTTGCTCAATAAGCCGCGGTAGTAAGGGCCGGTATTGGTGCCCGCTTCAAGGCACGTCACTCGACGGGCGCCAGCATTGCCGGCTGGATCCAGTATTCCGCTCTCGATCCGCGCACGGCTGGCACCGTTAAAACTCCATCGTGCCGAAGTGTCGGAAGGGAAAAGCAAGTTTCGGCGTGGCAATGGCGACAGCCGGACGCGGCCTTGCCAGTCTTCGCGATACACAGCGGTAACGCTGGAAATTTGCCGGGTGCGGTAGCCAGCATAGCGCAGCGGGAACGAACGCTGCATGCCATCGCCTTCGGCGAATGGCTCATTGCTTACCGTTCGATAGCCACGCGGCAATCCGTTACTCATCATTGCCACCATGGCGGATGACAATATCGGTGCAATGCGCTGCCTGCGTACGGTCAAGCACCAAATCCGCTCGGGGCGCTTGCAACTCCACCCGCTGCACGCCCTCAACATGCAACATCGAATACAGGGCGGACAAGGGGATATCCCTCCCCAGTCGTCGTGCATCGTCGACGTACTGCAGCAGACGGCGGCGGGCTTCGGCCAACACTACCGCCGCATCCGGTCCCGAATAAGTGTAGATCGTCGCGTCGACCTGATAATCAATGATGCTTGCCGCCTGTACGATCACATGATCGGTCAGCGGGCGGACCGCCTCCGAGCTCAACGCCTGATTCACCATCTCGATCAGTTCCGCGCTCGGCATGCCGTTGGCCAAGCGCGACAGCACGGTTACCACTACCTCGCCTGGAAGGGGACTGGTGGCGCTGGCGTCAAGAACGTCCGGATTAGCGGACAAAGTATGGTAGATATAGGCGCCTTCCGGACCGGCGACGCTGAAACCTTCCGGCGCCAGATGGATGCGACGGCGGTAGTCGGTGTTGCTTTCCATAACGGGAGGAACGCCAGTGGCGGGATCGCCCGGGTCCAGTACCAGTCGTGGGACATCGAATAGCGCACCGAGGTTATCTAGATCCGCATTCTGTGCTGTTGCGAGCAAACACCCCTTGGCTCGATCATTGAATGCTTGTCGCAGGGTTGTTTCGCGATAAGCGAAGACCTGCAGAATCTTATGCACCGGATCGGTGTCCGCCGGCACACTGAACTCCGGATAGCGTGCGACGAGTTCGGCCAGTAACTCTTCCAGAATTAACTCGTAGTCGAGTTGTTCGATGATGTCGGGGAGCGGGAGCTTTGAAAGGTCGACGGCGGTGAACA